GCCGCTGCATAGGTTGTACCGTTACCAATTGGGATTTGTCCGTTTGAAGGAGTCGTTGTAATCCCCGTACCTCCACGAGCAACAGCTAAAGTACCAGAAGCCACGTTTGACGCATTGATTGCGGTTAAGCCTGCGCCGTTTCCACTAAATCCAGCCGTGGCTGTGATCGTGCCCGTATAAGTTACGTTGTTGGCAAAGGTAACGTTTTGGCTAGTGTCAATCGTTAGCGCAGTTACGCCGTTGTTTGTCTGGAACGCTAAGTTACCAGTCGTATCCGACGTAATGTTTAGTGCGGTACCCGCCGAAGTTCCTGCTGATATTGTTGATGGCATCGTTATGCTCCTACGTTATTTTGTGCTGCTAATCTTGCTGCTTCTTCTGCGGCTAGTCTAGCGGTTTCGGCTTCGTCCCATTTAGTTACGCAAGTATTTGCCCAGCTTGGGAGTTCTGTAATAACTTCATTTTGAGGTTTTGTACCATCATCGTTATCCGTAAACTCAATCCAACCCTTGGTATCTTTCCACTGCAAAGCATGCACGTTACCAGGAGCGGCAGCCAGATTTAGCCCACTATAAGAATAGCCGTCTTTGTATACAGCACCATCAGCCGGAATAATTGTCAGTTTCATTATTTACTCTCCAAAATCATCTGTTGCGCTTGCTGTGGTACACCCGCAGCTGCTAATAAAACTCGTTGTCCTACTTCGTTAGACTTCACCATCTCATTTCTAAAACTTTCTACTGCCGCACCTGTTTGGCGTTGCTGTTGACTATTCTCAATCATCAGTACAGGCAACCATGCCATCGAGCAACCCCACTCATCAATATCTTGTCCATTTTGTGGGTTTTTGCCTTGTATCTTCATAAACCAAGCACAGTCCAATTGACGGCATGGGTCAAAATTATTTAATGGACATTGAGATTTTGGTTCAATCTTCATCAGTTCTTAGTTGCTGTAATTACGTCAAGATATTGAACCGCTAAGTTAATAGCCGTACCTGTAAAGGTCGCAGTGGCTGAACCTGAAATAGAGTGGTTGTGTGAACCCCCGCCACCAGCAGAACCGGTGCTACCATTATTTGAGTTAAAGTCGCCAAATTCTCCACCACCATTAGACGGCTGACCCGTAACAGCAGAAGAATGACTATGACTAGGTATTTGCGCAGTTGTCAGCGTTGTAGAACCAGCACTTAAACCCGATGTATTAATTGATACTGAACCTGCTGGGGTCTGTGAAGCAAAAGCCGTAGTAAACGCTACCGATCCACCTGTACTTGCTGCACCTGTTACAACACGTAGAGCATAGTTGTTGTAGTTAGTAGTGTCTTTAGTCCAGCCAGTCGGCGCAGTAGTCTGAGCAAACAACATTCTAGTACCCGCATCAAATGCAGCGGCGGCGGCAGAAGTCCAAATTGTTCCGTTCGATGTAAGAACGTTGCCCGCAGTGCCAGGAGACGGAAGACCAGAGGCTTGAGTAACACCGTCTGGATAGGTAATTCCGGCTGTTCCGTTGAGTGTTATTGGCATATTAGGCTCCTGTTAAGGCTTTGATTTCGTCAGCGGTTAGGCCAAGTGCAGTTAGTTTGGCTAGTGCAGATTGTTTAGCTGCTACTTCTGCTTGTTTGGCGTCAATAATGGCTTGCTTTTTAGTTTGGTTTACGACTACTTTACCGTTTACCAATTCCCAAGCATTAAAAAATTCATCTTCGCCTTGTGGCAATTCAGAAGCGTCAATAATCATTGCACCTTCAGGGCAGTCTTTAGTCAACACTTCTTCAATTGGTAATTCCCCTGTAGGGGTGCATACTGATACGCCACCATTTTCGTTAGTAAATATGATTACTTGTGCCATGTTTTACCCTTATCTAAATACAGCTATCGAAACAGAAGTGACATCATTTAAACCACCGTTATCACCAACAATAACACCTAGTGCCGTTGTTGAATAAGTAGAAGAAGCACTTGTTTGACAGACGATTTGCCTTCCTGTTCCACCACTATTTCTAGCAAATCCAGAAACTGCGTAGTTGGCGTCAGGGAATGTAATTGAAAAGTTTACTGTATATGTTCCAGTTGCACTTCTAGTTACAGAACTTACACCACCAGAAGCATTAATTGTTCCAGTTGCACCAGCAAAGTTTACCCATGCACGACAGCCGTATGCTGTAGCTACTGAGCCGTAGCCTGAATTGAACTGGAAAAGTCCATTAGAGTCAATACGGGCACGTTCTACGTTACCACTATTACCAGTATTTGTAGAAAACGCTAAGGCGCTAGCAGTGCTATTTCCTGATTGACTTTCTGCTACGCAAGATATTGCAGCAGCATCTTGTATTGCACCAGAAGACGGTTGACTACACCCAAAATATAAACCACCAATAGTTGTGCCAGCATTTCTACCAGTAGCGGCTGGGCCATAGTTTAAAAAGTTAATTAACTGCCCATTTTGATTTGCGGTTCCGCTATTTGTTTTTGTTAAAGAAACATTTGCTCCACTAGCAGACGAAGAAGAAACATCTAATTTTGTAGCGGGGCTAGAAGTACCAATACCCAAATTTCCTGACGAATCAAATCTAGCAGCTTCAGTACCACCTTCTGTAAAGGCAATAGTGTCGGCTCCAGGAGAAAAGATACCCGTGTTGGTATCACCAGTAAACGAATACGCTGGGGCAGTTGCGTTACCTAAACCACTAGTAAATACAGCAGCATTTGAATTGGCGCTGGCAATGACGTTAGTTGCGTTTATAGTGGTGAAGGTAGGAGAACCCCCAGTAGCAACCAAAGTCCCCGAAGTGGTCGGTAAAGTAAGGACGGTAGTACCCGCTGCGTTAGCAGCTTGTAAGGTACATGTACCCGATACGTCACCTGCAATGACAACTGAAGCCATAATGATTCCTTATAAAATAACCCAACGGCTGCCCGCTGGAATAGTAACTGATACGCCCGCCAAAATGCTAATGGGTCCTACGCTCTCGCCGTTATTGTTTGAACTCATAGTATAGTTTGATCCAACCGTCTGTCTATTCTCATAAACCGCCCCTCCAGCTGATGCTCCTGTACCAGAAAACGCCGTAAAAAAATTAGACCCATTACAAAATACTTGGGTTGTAACTCCGTTACCAACTTCTACGGAGGTACCTGTAGCCCCTCTAATCCTAATGGCAAAACCACCAGTCGTATTATTAACAACAATATATACTTTATTGACTAATGGAGCAATAACGTCTCGGATGGCTGTGTTTGTCCCACCTACTACCAAAACCGCATTTCTTGCGTCGTCTGACGCCCCGTCTATACTGGTCAGGGTGTAATTAGCATCCGTCATCGTAATGTTCCGAACGCCCGTAATGGCTTGCTCTAGCAAGGTTCCTAGATTGGTATTAGTTGTACCGCCCCAAGTACCCGCCTGTTCACCGTCCCCAATTAGGGTTAGTTTTAACGATGTTGAGTATGTAGTCATAATTTACCTTTAAGCCGCTATAACCTCTGTCCAATTTGACGACTGACTTGGTGTTATATCAGTCCATCCCGCCGCCTGTACAGGGTCAATTAAGCCCCAAACATTTACCCTATTAAGTTTAACAACTGTTCTAACGCCTGTCACGTTTGCATCTATGCTAATAGCAACAGACACATCGCCAACTCGCCCTACCGCATACAGTCCCGTAACGTCAATAAACGAGCTAACTTCTACATCTATGGTGCCCAACAATACTGGTGAGGCAAGTCCTGTTACATTTATAAAGTTGTTCGTTACTAGGCTTACGTTACCTACTAGGGTTGGTATTGCAAAACCCGTTAAGTTAACTACCGCACCAGCCGTTACATCTACGTTACCAACACGACCTACCGCATAAACACCTGTTAAATCAACTACCGCATCTGCCTTAGCATCTACGTTCCCAACCAATACTGGGGTGGCAATACCCGTTACATTGACGTTAGCCGCAGCCGTTACATCTACGTTACCTACCCGACCTACGGCATTTACGCCTGTTAGGTCAACCGTACAACCAAGACTTATACCTACCGTACCTACCGCACCGACCGCCGTTACCCCAGTAACAAAAACCGTTACATCAGGGTTTATACCTAGTGATGCAAACGGGGCACCGGAATACGGTGAGTCTGCAAACATTTACAGTACTACCCAACGACTCCCCGAAGGGAGGGTTACTGTAGCTCCCGACCCCACAGTTACAGGCCCTACAGAGCTAGCTGAATACCCAGCAGGTACAGAAAAACTACCTGCAACCGTCATGTTATTTACAAAAAGCCCGTTACTTGCCACGATATTTGGGGCAGTTAATGCGTTAGTCCCAGGGTTAAATATCAGTTCTGTGGACGATACATTGGCAGCGCTGATAGACCCGCTAGTAGCCGTAGTAAATACTGGGTAGTAGGAAGCGTTTGTGCTTGTATCGTTAGTAATTGTGATACCTGCAGTAACAACACCCCAAGAAGTATTAGACCCGTCAGTAGTTAAATATCTACCAGAGTTACCCGTCTGGCTAGGAGCCAAGGCATTAAACGCAGTATTAGCTGTGGTTTGTCCAGTACCACCATAGAGAATACCGACTGTATTAGCCTGCCATGTACCAGCAGTAACCGTACCTACCCCAGTAATGCCTGTGTAAGACCCAGATATACGAGCTGAAGCAACCGTACCAGCAGACAGGTTTGATGCGTTCATAGAAGTGATGGATGTACCACCACCGCTAAGGTTTGTAGCGTTTACTACATTGGCATCAAAAGACCCGTTAACATCACGAAGCACAATAGTGGAAGCACCATTGGCAGAAGAAGCAGTAGTCCTGGCATTTGATATGGTCCCCGAAGTAATGTTAGACGCATTGATATTTGTACCACCAGAAATATCACCAATAATTGAAGCAGTTACCGTATTGGCAGAGAAGTTACCACCAGAGTCACGGGAAACAATCGTAGACGCCCCATTAGCAGAAGCCGCTGTGGTTCTTGCGTTGGCTATGGTTCCAGACGATATATTGCTTGCGTTAATCGAGGTTATGGTTGTGCCGGCACCAATGAAGTTTGATGCAGTTATGTTGCCAGACTCAAAAGCACCATTGGCATCACGCAATACTAAAGTTGAAGCACTATTAGATGTATTGCCTGTAGTACGAGCGTTAGCTATGGTTCCGCTAGTAATGTTTGAGGCGTTGATGTCTGTAAGACTAGCAGCGTTACCTGAGATATTGGTAAATGATCCTGTAGTTCCTGTTATAACATTAGCTGCAAAAGAGCCGTTAGCATCACGAGCTACGATGGTTGATGCACCATTAGCAGAAGCAGCTGTTGTTCTAGCATTTGCCAAAGTGCCTACAGAGATACTAGAAGCATTGATTGCAGCGTTAGAAGCTGCGGTTAACTGACCTTGAGCATTAACCGTAAAAGTTCCAACTGTGCCAGCATCACCATAGGTACCAGCTGTAACAGCAGTATTTGAAATACTAAATGTCAGGTTGGAAAGGTTAAGTCCTGTACCTGCTGCATATATCTGAGCAGAGCTAATCTGCGCAAAGGTAATATTGGTAGTACCAAAAGTAATCGTGCCTGATGTATTACAGATATAGGTTCGTCCAGCGCCTGTATTACCAGAGCTTACAAAGAACGCATCGCCCTGACCTAACTTAGTAGGGCTGGCTAAACCAAAGGTATCAGCATCGGTTGCACGGGTTAGAACCCACTGTGCAGTAGCATTACCTGGATTAGTAACTGTATAGACACCATTTTGTACCGCATTTGACTGGTTATAAACTAAGACACGGGCTGTATTGGATAGAGTTACACCATCAACGACAAGAGCTACGTTAGAGCCGTTATTAGTAAGTGTTGCACCTACACCATTACCAGCACCATTTGGCTGAACATAGACAGCGTTTAAATTACCAGCAGTATCTGGAGACTCGACTAAAACAGGGGCGTGATACGAAATACCTGTAGAGAAAAGCCCGTCTACATAAGTCTTGTTGGTAATATCCGTAGCATTTGCAGCGTTAGTGCTGATTGTTCCAGCCGTTAGCGTTACCGTATTAGCAACTAGATTTGTGGTGTTAACTTGAGTAAAAGTAACAGTTGTAGCAGCATTACCAGAAGTGTTAACAATATTGCTTGCATCGGTATAGACGGCTTTTGATGATGGCTGAGTTACAAAGACATCCTTTGTACCAGCAGAGAAGTTAACCAGCGAACCACTATTACTAGAAGACAAAACCGTAGTTCTAGCTAGTTGATCTGGCGAAGTGTACGTGCCAATGCCAACTTCCCACTCTGATCCAGTCTGGGACGCAATAGTGTAATAGCAAGTGTTTCCAGTACCAATAGCCGAGAAGGATTGGTATCCCGTTACAGCGCCCAAAAGGGTAGCCGTACCCGTGCTGGTAACAGCAGTGGTTTCTTTAACCCTATCTTTTAAGATGAGAGCCATTTACAGCTCCTTAGCTAGCGGTCAAACGAATAATTGCGTTACTTGCATCAGCAGTTGGGAAGTTAATTGCAAAAGTACCGTTAGTTGAGGTTTTATCGCCGCCAAAACTTAATACGCATACAGCTGCATTAGAAACTGAGTTGTTATATATCAAAGCTCCAGCCGCAGTAATTGTCGAGTTAGCCCAAGAAGTATTGGAAAACGAAATATAAGCTACGTTCCCAGAGTTTGTTGGGGTTACACTAACCGATAAAGTATTACCACCAGCAGTGTAGTTGCCAGTAGCTGCTACTTCGTTAGTTGCTGAGTAAGCGGTTGTGTTCTCGTTAATAGTAGCCGAGCTGGTATACAGGGCTAATTTAAACGTATTTGCTGAAAAATTTTGCTGACCATTTAAGAGTTGAACCTTAAACGATGTAGCCATTGCTTGAGTAATTGGCATTTCTTGCTCCTAAAAAATTATCTAACAGGCCCAGGTACAGGCAGCCTAAGTTGTCCATCACGGTATGCGCTTCTTCTATCTTTACCATCACCCAAATCTTTAAGCAATGCTAAGGATTCTTGGTACTTCTGCTCGTAGTAATTGACCATATCTTGCTCTCCCTTTTGGAAGATTACAGCCTCACGTAACGAACCATACAACAACACAGTTTCAAAATTATCGCCTAACCATGAGGTTCCGGTCGAGTTATTAATAATCGTAACAGGCACAGAAAAGCCGGTTCCTGTACCACCAATATCTGCACTAGCGGCGCTTAATGAGTCGCCAGTGAGGTAGAACGATCCACCGTTAGTAATTGTTACGCTTGTAACAGCACCACCCGCCACCCCAATTTTTGCCGTTGCATATTGCCCAGAACCATTAGTAAGCGGTACATTTTGGTATATACCGGTGGTATATCCTGATCCACCAACAATAGTGCCAAACCCACCTATTACACCCTGAACAATAGACTCTGGATAGTAGTAATAGTGTAGTTCGGTCTGGTAGCTGCTATCTGGAGTCGGCCCAATTAAATAAGTGTAGGGTTTAAATTGAGCGTAATACTTGGGTGTACCTGTATCAGTAGTTGGGTTTGGATACGATTGGCGAATAAAATTGACGTCTTTGTCAATTAAATACTCATAGTTCCCGCTGGCATCAATTACCGCAAGGGAGAAAGACGCCAAATAATCGCTGGGAAGGGCTAAGTAGACGTCGCCAGAAGTAAAGTTACCGATAACGTTTTTACGAATAGCAGGGATCTGAACTGCGTTATAGACACGTTCTTCACATTGCTGGACAAAATTAGGGATATTGGCAACGAAAAGAGACTCCGTTGACTCCGCATAACTTTGAATAGCTTCGTAAAGCTGTGTGTAATTCATTAGCCCATCTTCCCGCTAGACATTTTGCCTTTAGTAGCAGCGCCAGTACCACGCATTTGAATCTTGCCGTAGCGATTCTCAGGAGGATAATTACCCTTACTGATACCACCAACAGAGATATTCATTGTGTCGATTACTTTGGCGCCAGGAGTATAAGCACTGTCTGCCACGATGCTAGTAGTCTTACCGTCCATTGTGTGCGGTGCAGCATAAACTTCAGCGGGTCCTACTTCCTTACCGCCTTTTTTCATAGAGAACTTAGCCATTATCGACCTCTTCCTGATTTCTTCTGGTTCATAATACGAGCCATATTGCGACCCATAGTCTTCATGTTTTTGTTCATTGAGCTACTGCTTTTCTTTGGGCCCTTCTCAATACCTACTGATGGACCAGAGTCACCTAAGTTTTTACCTTCGGTTTTACCCGTTTTAGTAACGCCATCTGCGCCTTTTTTGTACATTTTCAACTCCTTAAGTTAAATACTTGTTGCCTTTGATCTGGTTTTCTACACCAGGTATTACCATTAAATTACTAGGTACATGAAATCCAGACACATTTTTACCTTGTAAGGGAATTATATGGTCAACATGCCAAGAAAATCCAAACATTTTTGTGCGTAATGCTGCCAAATTGTAAGCCTCTTGTATCATCCATAAATCGGAATCAGAAAGCCACTTAGGGGTACGGTTAGCCTTATGAAGCCTATAAGCGTTAACCTTTGCGGTAAGTTTTGGTAAATTGTTTTTTATATACGTTTGAGTACTTTTTTGGTACTTTTCTGGATTTTGTTTACGCCAAACACGAACCTTTTCAGATTCTCTTGCAACAAAAACAGGATCTACTTTACGTCTATTAGCATGACGATCAGACGTTATTGCTTTGTGGCAAAGTATGCACCATTGAAAAAACCCGTCTTTTGTACCTTTCTTTTTATAGAAAGCATCAAAATCTTTGTTTTCTTTGCATTTAACGCATGTTTTCATGTTATCTCTACAGTTACTGTACCAAGAATTACCTGTTGTACCAAGTCATTTGGGGTTAAACCTGCATCAGGACCTCTACTACCCCCGACTGGATTCCACCCCCACTGAAACACCCTACTACCTAATTCTGGACTACCAAACCCATCTGGACCAATGCCCGTCTGGTTAATCTGTAAGCCACTTTGTCCTGATACTAAATAACTCACGTCTGGTCTTGGCTCCCGCACTGCCTGTGGATCGTTTACTGGATACAAGCCTAGAGACAACTGAGGCTGATCTGGATCCCAACAAGACGGGCAAACCTTAACTTGGTACGGCTTTGTCTTTAATATCTGTATCTTTAACTCCGTAAGTTTATACCGCTGCGCACATCTGTCGCACTCCGCAATTGAATGTTTTCCAGAAGCATATTTACTTGGCATGGCATATTATCGGTAATAAAACGAATTACGTGGCACAAACCGAATTGGGGCTTTTTCCCGGTCTTCTTGTTCTGCTAATGTCCACTGTTGTTCATAGTCAGATTTGAGCATCATTATTTTGTTTGGGTCAACCTCACGCATTTTGGTGCTTAACTGGTAAGCCAAGCCAGCAGCCATACAGGGTATGAAACGAAACGGTATATCTTCGGTTCTAACACCACTACCTGCGTCTTGGATTCTACGCATTCTGTAATACACAAACGTGTACTGGGTTCCAGGTGGGTTAGGGGTGGGCCAGACATTAATGCATGGTAAGTTATTGGTATATACCTCTGCAGCCGTTAAGTGGCTCGCTGCCGTTGTGCCGTTCTGCCCACGCCAAGCATTTAGGATCTGATTCCCAACAATATTTTGGTAGCCAATGGTCTCGTTATCAATATTAATAAAACCCTGAGTTGGAAGGTTAGCCGCATTAACTAAGGTAATGGTTGTGTCAGTTGCGTTAATAGCGCCATTTAAAGCAGTTTGTGGGATAGCTGCAACGTTGCCTGACTGGCGGTTAATCCAGACCTGAATAGGGCGCCCAGTAGCGTTTTTATTAGGTATGGTTATATAGGTAGACTCGCTAATACGGCTGATATTAATGTCAATTTGATTATTACCTTGACCATTATTTGTACGTACTACAGTATCCAAAAGATCAATCGTATCCACAGGAATAGGATAAATAGCCTGACCCGTGTTCATTAGGATCTGCCCTTGCTCAACCGTCCAGAGGTTGATACCACGGTTAGCCCACTCAATCGTCAATAGGTTCAAAGACCGCCGTGCAGTACGGAAGTCATAGCCAGAGCGAACCTCTAAACCACAACGTTCAAACGCCTCCTCAATGAGGTCGTTCATGTCTAGGTTAAAGGTAGTAGTTCCTGTAGTAGTCATTTGTCTAGTTCTTCAATTTTTGCCTTTAATCTGGCAATTTCAACATCCCGTTCATCTAGTTTTCGCATGAGTCCTGCGTTCATTTCTGCCCATGAGACAATTTCTTTCATGCGTTCCTTATGATCTTCAAACATAACTTTAAAGAGACGATCCGATACTTCCATTTGTCGCTCTATAAAGTCTTTCATCATTTAACCTTTCGATACGGTTTTACTTTTTGCTTTACCTTTGACGGCTGGGGTACGAACTGCTTTCCCTGTGCTTTTCCTTGCCGTTTTGCTCGTGTTGTTGCT